CAAGAACACTTTCGTGTCTTGGGAGACACCTTCTAATAAAAGCAGGAGGTGTTGACATAGGCCGCTCTGCTGGGTGCAGAGAGCTTAAATTACAAACACCCCATATCCACAGATCTGTGTAGATTTGACCTTTCCCAGGTCATCCATACGGATAGGGAGGAAATGTTCATCCTTGGAGCTTCGTAAAGAAGCCCTTACAGGACCAGAGTGCTGACAGTCTTTCAGACTGCAACAGCTTAGAGTGAACCTCAATTGGAAGTGTAAGACGCTGAAGTTCCATAGGTATCAAGAGTGATGCCTAGGCCTTTCTGGTCTAGTAACTTCTTAAGGTGAACCCTAATTGGTACTGACAAGGATAAAGAGAAAGAGTACTGGACTCTAAAGAAGAAATTCTTATATAGGGCAACCAGTTTACGGACTAAAGCCGGACTTTCTGTTCATTCAACCTCATCTATCTAAAGATGATCTAAGTTAGGTCTCTTCTAGCGCAGACCTTACCGTCGACTTAAGAGTTTGGAAACAATAACTCTATTCCCATTTGGGTTAGCGCCCCACTTGGTGAGTAGTGGAGGCGGTTTGCCACATGGATATGAACTTTACTTATCTATTTTAATCTGCTACTAAAAATCAATTAATGAAATTAATACAAATACGGAAGTTAATCCCGATAGTATTAACCTCTTACTTGACTCTTAGTGACGAGTTAAAACAGATAGTTGAGTTATATCTAGATCTTTGAGTCCAGAGGGCCAAACACCGAGGTCTTGCAGATGCAATATCGTGTTTCAAACTTACGAGATTAGCATTTACAAGATACCTCAGTGGAAAACCTCTGGAAAGTCTGGATGGTGTTGTATTAAACACAAGCGGTTTTCCAAAACAGCTTGAGTTTATGCAAGACTATCTACTGTCTGTAACTGAAGGGTCAGACTCATACTTTAATATTTTAAGAGTATATAATACTCTATTTAGTATGGGTAGGGCCTTTCATTTACCTGCAGTACTTAAGTCAGATACGATAACAGATCCCTGAAAGGGTGTTCTTCCCAAGATTTCGGAAGAAACCCATAAGGAAATTTGTCGTCGTCTCAGAATTAAGGAGACTCCGCTTTCTTTTAAATCGTTCCATTTTACGACTAAGAAAGGACCTAACGGGCCTGCAATGGCAAATTCTCCAAAGGATCTTACCTCATTATCTCATTCAACTATAGAAGATATAATATCTATAGGAGGTGATGAGCTGGGTTTCCAAATAAAGAAGGCGCACATGCGGACACCAATTAAGGGACTCTCTTTTGTCCAAATATGGGAACAGATTTACAAGAAGGCTGCGCAATGACCTAGGAAATTAAGTTATTTTAGTGACAAGGAAG